GCAAATATCCACGGCATTACCGGTCCGGGTACGCCGTATTCCTGCATCGGTTCTCTGGTTTCTTTATTCTTGACTACTTCAAGTGCACCGAACAAACCGATACATCTTGCTTCACCAATACATTTATGCTTCTTTACCATCTCATCCATAAACGGAGCAAAATCATTTGCGGACGCATATGACTGTGTTTCTCCTTCAACATTATGACTTGCCAGTCCTTCGGATCCGATGCGATTAAAACGAATGATCGCTACTTCGATAATGATGTGTTCCATCTCATCTGGTGGATCTGCGCCGCCAAGAAGCAATCGAAGCCTCGATTCTAC